GGAAATGCTGGCGGAACAAACGAGGCATCTTCAAAGATGGTGGCTTTTACTTTTGAGCAACCAGTAGCAGACGAACAGGAAGAATTAGAACAACAGATTTTACAACAGCTTAACATCACATTAAAATTAGTCGAACCTTTGAGTATTGATGATAGTGTTTCGGAGGACGAGGAGAAAGATGGGAATTTGTCGGGAGAAAAGAAATCAGAATTAAAAACAACGCCAGCGAAAAAGGAAGGGAAAAACCCCAGTAACTCGTCGGTAAAAAAGAAATTATGATAGAACAATCCTTAGTTAATTATGGAGTATTGGGACTCTGGACAATCACGCTTATCGTAGAGAGATATAAGTGGCAGAAATCTTTAACTGAGGCAGTAAACAACCTCACGAGAGCAATAGAGAAAACCTTATAAAGAGAACACACTTAAATATAACATGGTAGAAGATGGTAACACTGAAAACAAAACTGACGATACGACTGGACAAGAGGGAACACCGAATCCTGACCCTATTCCTACACCTGATCCTACACCCAATAAAGGCAGTGAAGGAACTTCTGAACTTGATAGGGCTGAGGCAATCAACAAAGAAAAAGCAAGACTGCAAGAAGAAGATAAGAAATTAATCGAAAGAAAGGAAAAACTTCAAGCAGTTCAAATGGTTGGCGGTCATACGGTCGCAGGACAACCGGGAAGCAATCAAGAACCATCTAAGGAAGAAAAGAAAAAAGCCCAAGCATCAAAATTCTTCGAAGGTACGGCATTAGGGGACGCTATTGATAAGACAAAATGAGTAAGAAGAAAGTTGTAGAAGAGTATATTTCTGGAAAACCTATGACCAAAAAGAAGTGGACTGATAAAAGAGATGGACTAAAGAAACTCGTAGAAGTGGCAAAATTTAACAAGCAAAAAGCAACGGATGATATTGAAGAATTAGAATTTATGATTTCTGCGTTGAAGAGTAAAATCTAAACTATGTGTGGATAAGCCCGAGAAATCCTAATCTCTGAGGAGCCCGGATTTCCGCCCCTTTTGGTATCTCCACAATAATTCACAATCAAAACGTTTAAATAGTTATTCGTTTAACCGATTACCATGGCAGACGAAGCAATATGCATTGAAACCCCAAGTCGATTCGCGATTTACACTATCGCAGCTGGCGCAGTTTTGCCAAAAGGAACAATGTGTTATCTTTCTAGCGACCCTCACACAGTCGCGGCAACTTCCGCAGCAGACCAATCATTCGCGGGAATTGTATGGGATATGGCAAGTTCAGCAACTACCACTACAACTCGAATTACATTGGCTCTTGATGGTGTTTGGGATATTAAAGCAACCGCGGCCGCAAACGTTCTAGGAGAAGCTTTAGCAATCGGTGGCGCAAATCTTGTAGTAACAGCAGATGCAGCAGATTTACTTAATGGAGCCTTCATCGGATTCTTAGAAGAAACGCAAGACGCTTCGGAAGTTTGTAGAACTCGATTGACTAAATTCGGAAGTAGCGGACAACTCTGATGGCAATAGCAACAGAAGAAGACATGTTGAGAGAGAATATTGATTCTGGAGTTAAGGCAGTTGTTAAGATTGAAGAGAAGTGGAGAGCAATGTGTGCTATCGATAAGAGTTCTGCATATACAGAAACATATTTTAGAGAAACAAATGATGATGAAGTTGACGGCGGGACTGGTTCTTCAATAAGAGGAATTTCTCCTTTGGCACCTTTCCCTTATGTTGATGTTACAGAAACGGAGTTTAGTTCACCTATTGAGAAATACGCAGCAGAGGCCTTAATGTCTATGGAATCCATCGCAGACTTAACAATCCCTATGCTTACAAGAAAGATTTATAGAATAGGAAGAAAGATTAATTATCAAATTGATAAAGCAATTCATGGCGGGGTCGCAGCAGACTTCGGAAATACAGTCGCAATTACTGCAGGAAACGAATGGGACTCTGCAACAGAGAATAACCGAAACCCAATAAAAGATTTCCTTGATGCAATCCAAACTCTAAGAACTGATGGTATTGACTTCTTGGCAGGAAATGGAAAGATTGTTTTGAATGGAACTGATTATACAAATGTAATCTCAAATACTAAAGTTCTAAATCATCCAACATTTACTTCTGTAAGTGCTATCCAAAACGGTGTAGTTGCTGGTTTAGTTGGTGGAGATATTGTTGTCAGTGAAGTTACGACAGCAGATACGGCTTATGTTCTTGTAGCAAAACAAGGTATGGTCTGGAAAGAGAAGTTGGCATTAAGGACTTCTACTGTTGTAACTCCGGGAAAATCAACGTTAGTTTCTGCATGGGAAAGGGGATGCTTCCAACTACAAGCACCTAACGAAGTATGTAAAATTACGAACACGAGGAAATAAGATGACATCTGAAGGAATACTTGCACGTGGAAAGGAAAATTATGATAAGGGACGATTCCTTGAGAACTCTGAAACTATCGCTTACGTGGCTTCTATGAAGGCGGAGAAGCCATCAGGGAAACCAAAGGAGAAAACCAATGGTAAATCCAACGAATGAAATCTTGAATCCGAATGTTATTGTTATCCCTAAAATTACCGAAGCAGTAAGAGATACCTTGAAAGCAGAAGAGGGGACTTTAATTTATAATTTAGATACCAACGCCTTAAATATTTGTGATGTTGATAAGACGGTTGGGGCTACGAGTTGGGGTCTTGTAACTTCTACGTAAAATGGTAGCAGGAGATTTGACGGTTACGGTTGTAGGTTCTTACAATACTATGGCTCTTGCAGTCGCAGCAATGGACGCAGGGAACGACGCAGCCGCTACGGACTCTCACCAGTTATTTATCGAGGATGGCGTAGGTGCGGATAGATATGTTGTTATTAAGTATGTCCGGGCTTCTGCATAATTTTAAAAAGTTTAGTTTCTTATTGTTCTCATGGCAAAGAATCCCTTAATCAGAAAATATCCAAAAAGAATTAATACCCCCCAGCCCAACAAGTCCGCGGGGATCCTTGACGACTTCGCAGTTAGATCTAATGTAGCTACAAAGTCAGGAACGGTCTTGAAAGCCCCTGTTGATGATATTGATGTTGTTAATAAAAAATATGTTGACGACCACATCCCACCTGCATCAGGAGCCGCAGGTAATGACACAGAAGTTCAATATAATGATTCAGGAGCTTTTGCAGCTAGTTCTGATTTTGTTTGGGATAATGCAGTCGGACCACCAAAAGAATTAAAAATTACTGGAAAAGTTATTGCAACTGATTCTGTATTCTGCGGGCATGATTTTAGATTAACAAGAACAGATGATGATAACTGGATAGTTTTAGAACCAACAACAAATGGAAATCTAAGAATCGGAGAGCAAGGCGGCGGCGCGATTAATAATTTATATATTCAATCAGGTCATACTCGTTTAACACACGGAGATTTAATTGTTGATACCATGACTATTGATGGCGGAAGTATCACAGATAGCACGGGGGACATTACTTTCGGAAACGAAAACTTATCAACAACAGGACTAGGTACATTCGGAAACTTAGATGTAGATACTCTTAACTTTAATGGAAATGTGATCACAGATAGCACAGGAACAATCAGCTTCGGTGATGAGAACCTAACAACAACAGGCACTTTAACTCTAACAGGAACAAACACCGGGCTTCTTGATTTGAGCACTGCCCAATCAGATACAACTGCCGATAATGATTATCAAACAATTCTAAAATTATCAAATAAAAGGGGTGGAACAAGTTATACTGCTTCTGGTTTACCAAGTGGATTTTCAAAGCTTCGGGGTGATGAAGTTTATACCATGTGGGTACCTTCATCAAGTTATACTTTTATGGGTGCTGGTGTAGCTAATGATAATTATTTGAGAATAAGAATGCAAGCTGGTGGAGCTATTCAGTGGGGAACAGGTTCAGTATCACCAGATACCAGCTTATCTCGTGGTGGAACTCAATTTATGTTAATGCAAGGAAATGTAGCAGGTGCATGGTGGTATATTCTTGATAACACAAATGCAAACGCTGCTGCTGATGTGGGTTTAGGTTTTAGAATTGATGGCTCAACAAAGTGGACAATGGATGTAGATAAAACAGATAACAGTTTTAATATTTGCGCTCCTTATGGAGTTGCTAATGCAAAACTGACAATAGATACTTCTGGGAATGTCGTCGTTGTAGGCGATATAAAAGCAAATACCTTCTCAAGTTCTGACGGAAGCACAGGAATAACACAGAGCGAAACAGGAGTTACTGACTTTGACATAGTAATTAAAAACGGCTTGATAACAAGTTTTACTAAAA